CTCCGCCTCGTGCAGGTCGCCTTGGCATTCGCGGCAGGTCATGTCGTCGTTCATCACGCTTGAGTCGTAGTGGATGTCGCACACCCGCTCGTGGACTTTGGCTGCCTGAATCTTGAGTCTGTCAATCTTCTTCATTGTGTCCCTCCTTGTGAGACTCGGGGCGTTTCCCCGATAACCACACCGTAACGGGTTGTAAGACACAATGCAAGTATTTCTTGCAGATTTTTTTTGACCCTTATTTCATAAGGGTTTCCAGCCCCAAGTCCTGAAGAACCGTGATTTTCCGCACCATCGCCACAGGGACATGGAACCCGTGAATCCCATCCCCATCAGCCAAACTCTGCCACACCGACACATGGCCCTCTTTCGAGCCGTCATCCCCCACAGGCACCAGGAACCCGACCGTCGAAATGATGACCTCACCCTCATCCTTGTATTCGTCCAAGTCAATCCAGCCACCCTCGGAACAATGGGCGTCAGCCCACTCCACCAGCACCACCGAATAGTTCAGTCGAGCCATACGACGTACTCGGAGGCGACGCGACCCTTGATCGGGTCAATGAAATGGAGACGCTGAGAGGGCTGGCCGACCGCTGCGATGAACGCTCGGGCGTATTCGTTGTGGGATTCTGGTGAACCGGTGACGAAGATGCGGCCAGCGTTCGCCATCGTCAACGACATCGGCGTATGCCAATGCCCCATGTAGCAGTCTTGGAAGTCCTCGACGACACCGGTTGACCAGGCGTTCACTTTGCGGAGGATGCCGAAGGCTGGGGTGTTGCCACCGAACGAGTTGATTTCGTCGCCATGCACGAGAAGAGCCTTGTAGTTGCCGATGGTGACGATCTGATACCAGTCGCCCGACATCTGCCAGGTGACGTTCTTCAGGCTGGCGGTGCGCTCCGAGGCGATCCGATATGCCATACGGTCGATGTTGTCGCCTGCTGGCATGTCACCCTTGCGGCCAAGCCGACCGTGATTGCCGAACTCGCACACCACATGCACCTTGTCGAAGAACCCTGCGAGTGACCTGACCATCGTTTCCATGATGCGGGTCGCCTCGAACAGCTGATCGAACAGGTGCGCCTCGACCTCATACGCTTGACCTGGGAAGATGCCGATCCCCTCAACCATGTCGCCACCGAACAGAAGCACACATTCCTTCACCGGATGATGCGCCCGCTGAATCTCCGTCAACTCAAATATCTTCTCGGTGAACTGCTCCATCCGAGCCGACAACGTCGACACCCCAAACGACACCGTCTTCTTCCCCAACTGCCAATCCGTCGCATGAACCAACGCCACCTCAGCCTTCCCCTTCCGCTTATCCTTCGACGGGGTGAGGGTGCGAGGGTTGGGGACGGCTCGGGCTGCGTCTCGGGCCGCCTGGTAGACGGCTTGGACGAGGTCGTCGGAGCGTTTCTTGGCTCGGGCTTCTCGTTGTTGGGCTTGACGGAGGGCTGAGCGTAGTTCAGCGATTTCGGCTTGTGCGCCGATGTCGTCAGCGAGACTCATTGAGTTTCTCTCTATGCCGGTAGATGACGCTGGAGGATACTTTGATGCCTCGTTTGTTGAGTGCGCGAACGATTTGCATCACCGATATCGCAGGATCGGCGATAGCGTCCTGTAAGTCTTGTGCGTCCTGCTTAGGCAGTTCGGCGAGTATTTGTGCGACGAGGCTTGGCCTCCCGCTTACCGACGACCTTATTTCGTCCAGTAGTTTCCCCATTGGTGGCCTCCTTGAAATGCCAGTCGATGTGATCCCCCAACTTACTATCGAGGCTGTCCAACTTTCCACCGATCCGCTCAATGGTTCGCATCACGCTCGCATGGTCTTCACGGTTCTCTTTGCGGAACACCATCAGAAGGGTGGTGACAATACCGCCAACCGCTGTCACCAACGCAGCCAACACCACCCCCCAATCCATCACGCCTTCGACGCCTTCCAAGCCTGCACAGCCTCCGGCACCGCATCCCCCGCCACATAACGGATATGCCAAGGCTCCGAATCCAGTTCGTGACTGAACCCGAACTTCGCCTCATTCGCCAACAGCCAGGCGAGCCTCGGCCCTGACGCATCCTTGATGTCGATAGCGATCCCGAGGTTGTGGTTTGAGGTGCCTGGCACAGCCATCGGTGCCATCCCTTTCTTCAGATACCACGCCTTGCCTTTGTAGATGCGTGGCTTCTGCTTCATTAGGGCTGGCTTCGGGTTGTCGGTGTATCGCTGATAGAACCCGTATTCCTGCACCTCTAACGAACGGTAGGTGTCAGCCTGCGACGTGGGCTGGAGGTCGATGCCTGCTGCGTTAGCAGCAGCATCCATAGCCTCGTATGCATCAGCCGCGCAGTTGTGCAGTTTGCCTTTGCCTTCGATGGTGCGGAGCAGTTTCGCATCCAACTCACCAGGGGTCACACCTTTCAGGCACGAGCAGAGTTTGACGGGGACGACAGGGTACTTCGACATGGGTCTACTTCTGGAACGCTTGCTTGATTTCGTCTGCCGTCAACTCGCCATCGACCGACGAGGCGGCGAGCTTCTGCACGACTGCGATCACAGCCATCGCACCAGCCATGATTGCCGACTTCGCAACCGAGACACCGATGACGGCACCGGTGGTGACGGCTGGGAGGGCTGTGGCCAGGAACAGCGAGAAGAGTCGCTGGACAAGGTCAAGGAACTTAGCGATCGTCGCGTTCTGTCTCATCTGGGGTTCTGTCACTTTCCCCTCCTTGGTCGGATATGGCTACGTTCAACAAGTGTAGTGCGAAGCCAATCAGCGTGAACAGTAACGCCCACGTCTGTACCTGCCCTGAGAGGGTGATGAGGGTGATGAGGGATGCGCCGATGGTAAGTCCGAGCGCGAGGAGTTCCTGTGTGATTCTGCGTATCATTCGCCGTTCCGTCTACGCAGGACTGCCGTTGCTGCACCCATTGTATTCGCCACCGCCACCAGCGTCACCCGCTCCGCAACCGTGATCGTCTGACCCACCATCTTGTAAGACGACCAGATACCGGAGAACACGTTCACATTCTCCTCGAACGCCTTCTTCACCCCGTCGGGTGCCTGGTCAAGGGCTTGGATGATGAGGGCTGCCTGGTCGTCTGTGACCGATTCCTCGTCTAAGGCAGCGAATAGAACCGTAGCCTCAGCCGTTGATAGTGATTCCACTACTGAAGGGTTCGTGACTTGTTGGAGAGCTTGCTGATTGCTGATACCAGGCTGAATCGTTGGGATGGTCGTCGCCGTCTCAGGGATGGTCGTCGTCGGGATCGTCGTGTCAGGGACGCTCAGGCTGGTCGTCAAGGCGATACTGCTGGTGGTGGCAGGGATTGTGGTTTGTGGCGCGACGGTCGTTGAGACCGGTTCGGTAGTCTGAACAGGGATCGTCGTTGAGGTAGGAGGTTCAGATGTTGTGGTGGTTGACGCTTCCGTTGTTGTGGTTGCTGGAGGCACCCAAACAGGTTGCGGTGCTTGTGTTGTTGATGTGGTTGTACTGGATGTTGTTGAGATCGTCTCGACGAGGGTTGTAGACGACTCAGTTGTCGTCGTCTGTTCGACTGTGGTTGAGGTTTCCTGAAGCGTCGTAGAAGTAGTTGTCGTGGCAGGGGCAGTCGTTGTCGGGGCAGTAGTAGTAGTGGTCGTCGTCGGTGGTGTGTATCCCGTTGTGAATGCCCATTCTGGAACTATCTCCCAATCCCCATCATCTATCTTCCATGCCAACATGAGACAGGTTCCGCCACCATGCTCATACATCCACACATTGAGCGGATGAACACCCGACTCTAGTTCCAGCGGCCCCGACAGCGTCGCCGAACATCCCTGATCCGCCCATCGACCAAACGTGTTCCCGCCGATAGTCGCCTCCCCACCATCATCGGACGCCAACCAGAACTCAATCGTCTCATGCTCAGGGATCGTGATGAACCCTGTCATCTGCACCATGAAGAAGTCATATGTGCAGTCCTCGAACGGCTCCCAATCATACGAGCGGTTGATGTTGTCTTCGACCTCAACCCCGCACACCGAATACTGATCCTCGGCCTGTGCCGGTGGAATCTCGTCGATGCTGTAATAGATCGTCCGAAGACCAGGCAACGCCTCAGCCTGTGCTGATTGTGGGAGGAAGGCGAACGCTAGTGCAGGGATGGTGAGAAGCCAGCGTCTAGCCGAAGAGTGCGGCAACCTCATCAGCGGTCAAACCAAGTTTCTTGAGGGCGGCGGCGCGAGCGGCTTCTTTAGCGGCGGCGGCTTGCTTGGCGGCTTCGACTTCGGCGCGTTGCGCATCGATTGCGGCGGCTTCCTCGGCTGTTGCTTCGCGTACTTCGTCGTCAATTTGGATCATGTATGTCATGGTCGTCCTAACTGTTTTGATATCCGTAGACGCGAATGGTTCCGCCTGTAACGGTTCCTGATCCAGGAAATAACGTAAAAGCCGTGTATTGCGTGGTGTTATTGAGAAAACCAGCTATGGCGTTTTGTGATCCACCGGTCAAAATGTCTGCAAACGATGCTGAAAATGCTGTTTCGTCGGCAAGGTTTGGGCCGTAAAGTTCGACTGCTAGGAAATTGCCATTTGCGCTGCAAGCGCCGACATTCCATGATGCGGCATTGACAGCATTGCTGAAACCTTGACCTGCGCCGCTGTAATCGTTGTACCGGCCGCTGAAATAATAGCCAGTTGTGGTCGCACCCAATTGCATACGCCAGTTTTGTGTTGCGCTTGAGCTGCCGCCGCTGATGGTAATGCGGTAGTTATCGTATGTTGATGAAAACGCATTGTTGACGGTAACGCTTGAAACTGCTGATCCAATGGTTTGGGACGTAACGAGTGTTAGTCCTGCACCTCGATCATCTGGGATAAATACGGCGGCCGATGCGCTTGAAAACCAAAGGGTGCCGCAGGCATATTGAGTCAAAACAAGCGATCCTGCTGTGTTGACGGTTGCGGTGCCAGCGGTGATGGTGCAAGCTCCTGCGCCAAGGTTCAGAATACGGATGGTGTCGCCTGCCGTGAAGAGACTTGTATTGACGGTGATTGTCGTCGCACCAGCATTTGTCATCGTGACAGTTTTGCCAGCGTCAGCGGCGACAAGAACGTATGATGCGGTTTGTGCGCTGGTCGACCAGTTGTAGTCGTTCTGTTGCAGCGTGGTCATCTGGGCTGCGGTCAACGTCTGGCCCGAGGTGAAGGTTTGGATCGCCATATCGATTCCTTATCTTAGCCCAATCAGGTTAGGGCATAGGTCGCGTCATCAAGTGTGCTGGTATTGAGGATGAACGGTAGCAGAATGTCTATCTGACCCAATTTGAGTCGGATGTCGTGGCGGGTTGGGGTGACAATATGTTGGATTCCTTCGACGACTGCGTTTTTGGTGACGCTGGTTGGGCTGCCAGTGATAAAGGTTTTTGTAACGGTGACGACGGTGCCAACATCGAAGGTGGCGACGAGTTCTTTTTGGGTTTGGGTGAGTGGGTTGACGAGGATGGATACTTCGTCGAAGATGCTTTCGGGATTTTGGAATGTGGTGATGAGGCTGGCTGCGAGGGCTGATCCTGCGGCGTCGGTGGCGAGTGGGATGTCGTTGAGGGCGAAGTTTTTGATTCCGTAGGTGGCTTGTGATGCGGTGCCGTTGGCGACGCTTGAAGCAGTTCCTCCTGAGATTTGTACGGCGACACGGTTGATGACGGTTTCGGCCCCGTACACATTGGAGAGGGCTTGGATGGGGATGGATGAGGTTGCGGTGCCGCCGAGGTTGGCGACGGCTGTGGAGAAGGTTGCGGTGATGCGTGGATCGAACTCGACTTGACCGAGGCGGTTGGCGAAGAGTCGTCCATTTTCTGCTAATTGGACAGCTTGAAGGGCTTGGAGTGCGTTGGTTTGGTCGGGGTAGGCGACGGTTCCGCAGGTGGCTACTCCGGTTCCGATAGCTCGGAGTGCGGTTGACCAGGCAACTTCTGGTCGGTCAAGGATGGCTGAGACTCGGGCTGAGGTGAGTTGACTGGATGGGTTGAAGGCGTTGAGGTTGGTTTGACCGAGTTGGGAGAGGGCGTCGACGCAGAGAATAGTGGCGGTGGAAAGGTTGGGCATGTCGTAGTCAATGTTGAGGTCGTAGACATATCCCTTGAAGAAGGATGCTGTGCCGGCTGAGCCTCCGTAGACTTCAACATTGCGTCGTGGGGCGATGCCGTTGGTGCCTTGATACCAGGGGGATGCGGTGTTGATGGGATCGAAGTATCGGTTGGCGGCTCGGTCATCGGCGACGATGCTGAGTGTGCCTGGGTTGAAGATATCAAGTTGGTTGGATCGGCCTCGGTTGATGTTGATTGATTGGACGAAGTTGGTGATGTCCACATAGGAGGTTGAGCCGTCGAGCGTATCGGTGCCGTTCAATGTGGAGGTGTCAAGCTTGAAGGTGTCGGTGAGGAAGCCGACGTCAAGGAGGACTTTCATCACCTCCCCCCATTTCATTGTTGCGGGCATCAGTTACCTACCAAACAATGCGCCAGTTGAACCGTTCTTGAACTCGATGCCAGACACCGTCGCATACTGACGCAGATACTCGGCGATCTCAGCCCCGACCTCCTGACCTGATGTACCCAGACCAGCGTTCACCGTCACATTCACACCAGGCGCAGCGACGATACCGGCACGAGCCGCCGACGAAGACTGCTGAATTGAGGCAACCTGATCCGCGAACGGATTCGGCACCCCAGCCGAAATCTTCGGGAACTGCTTCGAGATATCCATCTGATTCTTCAACGCCTCATTGAACGCCTGCAACGCCTCAGTCTGCGCATCAATAGCATCAGCGACCTTCTTCGTAGCGTCAGCCTCACGCTCCTTCGCATCAGCCAACGCCGACGAAACCTTCTCATACGTCTCCGAACCAGGAACCGCACCCGACACCTGCTCATTCAAGAACCGTTGAGCCTCAGCCAAATCCTTCGTCGACTGATACTGCGCATCCGTCGCATCCGACACAGCCAACTTCGCCTCAGCCAACGCAATCTCAGCCTCACGCACAGCCTGCGCACTCGACTCAGGATCAGCACGAACCTCAGCCAAAGCCTTCTCCGCATCCTTCACCGCAAACACAGCCTGCTCAACCCTGAACCCAGAACGAGCCACCCCACGCTGAGCCGCATCCAACGCCCGCTGCGCATCCTTAGCCTGCTGCGAATCCGCACCAAACCCAGCCACCGCCTGATTGAACGCAGCCTGAGCCTTCTCACGCTCAGCAGTCGCATCAGCCAACGACTTCTGCGAATCAGCCACACCCTCCCCAGCCGACTTCAACCGCTTCGACGCAGCCGACGTCTTATCGATTGCATCAGTCAACATCTTCAACTTCTCAGCCGCAGTCTTGACGGTCGCCGCCACACCCTTACCACCGCCACCACCACCATCACCGAAAGTGTCGTTCGTGGCCTTGCCTGTTGCATTCAACTGACGCTCGGCACGATCCGCAGTCGTCAACTCGCGCTGATAGTAATTCACACCCTTTGACAACCCATCAAACGCTGACCTCAAATTGTCGACATTGATGATGCCAGGGCCGAACGCCGCTCGAAGAGAAGCATCAGATTCCTTGAACTGGAACAACAGAGACTTGATGATTCCGCGAGTCAAATAGAAGGCACGACCAATCACATTGACCGTCTCGGCCAATGCAACGGCAATTCCCTTGAAGACATTCACTACCTTCGGGCCAGCATCCCCAGACTCATAGACCAACTGTTGAAGACCAGCCACCAGCCCCTTCTCACCAATGACGGTCGTGATGCGCTGAACCGCTGGGGCAACCTTCTCGACAAGGAACTTGGAGAGGTTCTGAAGATATGGCAGAAGAGCAGTTCCGACCGCTTCAACAATTTCACCGAACTGGGTCTTCAAGATCGTCAACTGACCGCTGAACGTGTTGGCTGCTGTCTGAGCGGCACCACCGAATTGATCGTTCAGAGTACGCAGTACCGCGTTGAAATCCTTGGACTTCTTCACATTCTCGTCAATCGGCACACCAAGTCGAGAGAGAGCGGTGAACTGACCATTGGCAGCCTTCGCCAATGCGATGCTGACAGACGCCAAATCTTTCCCTGTCGCAGCCGCAATATTCGTAGCAGTCGTCAACAGATTCATCGACTGTTGAGCATCACCAGTACCACGCACCAACGTCGCCAACGCACCTCGAAGATCGGTATCGGAGATACCGGTCAGAAGTTGCTGTTCCGAAATAAGACGCTCAGTCGACTTGATCAACCCATCAGAAGCACCGACCGTCTCCTGCAACTGTCGAGCCAACAACGCCTGGCTCTTCTGATCCTCAGCCGCAGCCTCAGCCGCCTTGTAGAGAGAAGCACCAACCCCAACGACCGCAGCCGACACCCCAGCCGTCGCAACCGCAGCCCCCGTGAACATGTCCTTGAAAGACTTGCCCACAATCGACCCCTGACCACTAATGCCAGCCAAGCCATTGTTCAGCTTCTTGAAACCGTCAAGAGCCTTGTCGGTATCCGAAAGGAACCGAACGACGAATGTACGAGAACCAGCCACGCGCCGATTCTACTTCAACTGCGAATACAGCCCTTCCCAGTCAGCGAGCATCGCACGATACAACTCACGTCCTTCCAAGCCAGCCCAACGATCCGCATTCCCGCCAGCCCACCACGCCTCCGACAACATCTCCGCACCAGCACGAACCTTGCGCGGATTCCGAGCAGTACGCACCGACGGCTGAGACTGCGTCTCATCCCACGACCACTCAACCGTAAGCAGACAACCCGAACCTTCATGAAACTCGAAGTCTGCGTTCGGTGCATGTTGAGGCAGATAGAACAGTCGGGCAGGGTCTTTCGTCTGCGGATCGGCAGGCAGATTCAACCGCTCAACCAACTCCAACCACACCGCCCGCCACAACCCGCCAGGCACACGCTCATCCAACGGCAGAACAAGGTGATAGTGCGGATCATCAACCGTATGCGAATAGGTCGAATATGCGAACCACTCCAACCCATCCAAACGACACGCCTCCAACGACGCACCGTCAATATCCACCACCAACGCCTCAACGAACCGCACATTCCGATTCCCTCGGGTCGTGTTCTCGTAATAGGTGACAGGCGACCACAATGCACCCGACGCCTTCTCAGCGTTCTCCTCGTGCATTGAGAGAAGCTCTTTGAGGGTGGCCCAGTCGGACGCCAACGATTGTGGCTGTATTGACTTGACTGAACTGAACCAGACTGCCATGACCCCTCCTGTCTTACAGGTTAGCGGGTCTGGGCGGAAAGTCAACTAATCGGCAAGCGTCCTGAGAACACGGTCAATCGCCGCCAAATAGTCCTCAGCGATCTTGTTCTTGAGCTTACGGACGGTAGGCCAGAAGAAATAGCCTGTCCTGCCACGATGCCGGAGGAACTGGCGGGTCGTCCTTCTAGCACCACCACCGAACTCGGCACCGAAGAACACGTCACCTCGAGTGACCTTTCGCTTACGCTTACGGTTCGGACGAGACACCGACACAAACCCAGACCCCTCAGCCAACTTCACCGTCGGAATACGGTCATTGTACGCCCGCATCCCCTTCATCACCTCAACCGCCTGGCGGCTACGGGTGATAGTCGAAGCCTCAACCTTGGCCTCATCCACGATCTGCTGGGCGACACCTCGCGCCGCCTCGCGCATGTGACTATTGAACCGATCATCCGCCTTGGCTGCATCCCGTAGAAAGGCCGCCAAACCGTCAATCAGAACAACAGGTTTCCCTGCCTGTGGCGCAATCGAAACTCGTGCGGCTCGACCAAGCGGAACACCATAGAACGCCATGCTTTGACACTACCTGTTCAGGTGAACGGCCCTCCAGCGTAGATAGCCGACCATCGTGTAGAGCATTCGAGGAGATTCAGCCAGCAGCACCGACGGCGCAATACCTGTCTCGCAGGACAGGTATGCGATTAGCCAATGGGCTGACTGCTCTCCAAAGGGGCGATCACGGCTTGCGCAGCATCCCCCAACGTCATTGACTCAACTTCGTTGCACCAGGAGTCGAAGTCCAACCCTGTCTTCTTGGTGCGATGCTCACAATGCCAGGCGAGAAATGCGAGATCGTTGAGTGTCAGTTCGGTCTCAAACTTGGCGACGCTCTTGTTGTGTTTCGTTTCGTATGCGATGAAGTCTGGGAATGCTGCGACGACTGTGCGCGGCTTCCCATCCAATGCACTAACTACTTCGAGTGCCAGTTTCATTCAGTTACCTCCGCAGGTAAGGGTTGTGGTGAAGTTAGGCTCCGGTGCCGGTCTTGGTGACGTTGCCGTCAATTGGCCAGGTGATGCTGGCGGTGGCAAGTTCGCCGACTGCTCCAGCAACAGGCGTCCAGGAGACGGGCAGGACGTTGAAGGCATACTGCGGGTTGGCCGAGGATGCTGCGCCCGTGCCGTTCGGCTTGACGGTCATCGCAACAGCGGTGCCGTTGTTGAAGGCATCGTAGAACAGCTTCTCGATGACGGGGTAGTCCTGGTGCAGGTCAATCGTGACCGAGTGATCCTTGAGACCCTGGATGCGGGTCGTTGCACCCGACGAACCGAAGTTCGTGGTTGCGATTTCCGCTGCGCTCAAGTTGAGCGTCACGGCCGCAACATACGAGGTGATGTCCGTGTTCGCGGTGCCGAAGGTGACGGCCACGTTTGTCAGAACTTGCTTTGCCATTGTTTGTGACTCCTGCCTTCCGGCACTAGAGGGGTTGGATTACAAGACCCAACACTACACCCCCATCGTTCAGCGTCTCAACCGTTAGGCGTAGACAACGACTCTGAAGTCCACCATCAGATAGGTGGCATCATTCGCATCCAGCGTCGAGATATTCGAGGCTGTCTCCACGATCAGGTTCTGCACCACCCCACCCAAGGTGCGGTCAGCCTCAATCGCAGCCCGAACCGACGAAGCCCCCGAATACGACAGATACCCGTCAAGGGCGTTCTGGGCTGAGCGTTCCGCAGCCCGACCCACCACCACCGACACGTTGAAGACATGAGTGATGAGACCGCCACCCATCGCCCCGTTGTAGGTGATGGATTCAAGCATCGGCCAAGCGAACGGGGCGTTCACATTGTCGGGTTGCTGGGCGTAGGCGCGAAGCCCTGAGATGGTTGCGAGACGGGTCTGCAACCCTTCCTTGATTTGGGTGACGGTGGTGCTGGTACTCACGCGAACATCCGCATTCGTCGATACGGTTCGACGAGCTGCGCGACATCCGGATCAAGGAAACGAGACACACGGATCGCACCGATGTCCCCGAATCCTGCGACACCGAGCGGCGAGTCGTACCGCTTGAAGATTCGAGACGCCTGAATGATCGTCGCCTGCGTCACCGTTGACGGCACAGCAGGCCAACCGAATACAGCCGTTACCTTCACCAATGCCTGCTCACCATAGTTCGCATTCAGCGTTGGGAACAGATAGTCACCGACTGCACGGATGCGGTCATACGGCCAAGCCAACCCATCCAGCACACCATTCAACGGCTCCAACTGGTAATCGCTCGTCGTCCAGGTGATATCGAATACACCGTCGCCAAGGCTCGATGACTGCAACGTGATGGCAGTTCCAGACACATCGTCAATCGAGCAGGTGAACTCGGACTCAGCGGTGAAGATACGAGAGGTGGCAGAACTAACCGCCCAGAACTGGCGGTTGCAATATCCGTCAATGAGACGGCTCGCAGCCTCAGCACAGTTGTCAATCAGGTCGTCGTCAAGGTTGTCGGCTGTGCCGATCCGAAGGGCGGCCTTGATTTGATTTCTGGTCGCATAGCCGTTGGTAATCACGGTTCTATGTTACCCCAACACCACAGGCGGCCATTCAGGGCCACGAACTACACGACCATCCAATAACAATCGCTTCAACAATTCGACATGCTGTTGAGCAACAGGATCGGGATGCAACGACAATGCCTCAGGATGTCGAGTGTGATTGAACCGAACCTTGAGGTCAAAGTCCACCAGATAGCCACCGGCACGAATCTCGCACCATTGGCACCAATCAGCCCACTTCGTTCGACGCCAAGGCAACTCAACAGCCACCGACCTACGCAACATGAGCGACCCGCGCATCGGATTATCTGAAGATGTCAGAATGCGCTCAAACCCATTGGCATCAGGGAAGAAGGTTTGCCCCGTTGATTCCATACCAGATATGGCAATCACGTCAGCCGCCTCATTCAACCCCTCCAAGGCATCCACCTCAAAGAGGTCGTCAATGCCAGTAGGCCATACCCAGTCGGCGGTGGAATGTCGAATCGCATCATTCCACGAATCCCAGAACAACTCAGTCGAACGAATATTCGTCACGAAACCAGGCACATCCAACGGCTCCAACGACGCCACAATCACCTCAGCAGGCTTCGTGCGCATCGCCTCAACCGAAGCACAGAACTGCTCACCCCACTTCGCCCAATACTCAACCGACGAACAACCAATAATTGCGACGCTCATCTATCCCAACCCAACTGACATCGACGTTCTAGCGACCACTCCTGATGCACAGGAAACAGATCGCCCTCCCATCTTCTCAGATACAGCTCTTGATTGGCTTGGAATGACGCCGCGTTCTTCTCAGCCAAGGCTCGATCAGCGTTGATGGTTGCCGAGTTCTCGTGGCGCACCTTGGCCGATGAGCGCACCATGTGGATTCCGTATGCCTTGGCTCGACGCTCGTAGTCGTTGTCCTCGAAGTAGGCGGGATGGAAGTTCTCGCAGAACAGGCCGATCTTGGCGACGACGTTGCGTCCGATGTGGGCGCAGCACCAGCCTGGGTCTCCGGCGAGGGTGATGGTGTCTGGGCTGCAATCGCCGTGAAACTGCTCAAGCGCACCAGGCTCAAACCAGGCGTCGGAGTTGAGGAGGAGCCAGCCGTCGTCGCTGTATGGTGTCATTTTGATACCAAGATTCCATGATGTCGCGACACCAAGATTTGTGGGCATGGAGAGGATGCGATAGTCGTCGATCTGTTGACGGTCAATGAACCAGGGGCAGTATGTGCGACTGGCCATGCCACCATTGTCAATGACAATCAGGGTTCCGACTGGGTAGTCGAATGAGCCGATACAGCGTTCGAGAAGGTCGTACCGGTTGAGGACTGGGATGATGATTACTGGGACGAACGGCACCACGCCGACAGTTCCTTCATGATTGGCTTCCAATGGGCTTCATAGACGCGATCTGCGGAGTATTGGCTGGCGAACCCCACAGCGGCCTCATCCGCCCCTCTGGGGGCTTCGTAGGCCTCTCTCAGGGCATCCACGATGGAAGGTACCTGAGGGGTGCAGAACCAGGCTCGCTGGGCGGCATCCCAGAACGGCTGGGTCTCCACCTTCCAACCCGACCCAACCAGCTCTGGCTGGGCGGTGTAATCGGAAACGATAACGCGAGTACCGCACGCCTGGGCTTCGACCACAGGAATCCCGAACCCTTCACCCATCGAGCAGGCAAGTAGTACGTCGGCAGCCGAATAGATCGCAGCCAACGCTCCCTGGGGGACGCTCATTCTGTAGGCGTACTGGTCGATGATCTTGTATTGGTGCGGTTCCAATCCGCAAGCCTCAATGAGGTGCAGAAGGTTGATACCACCCATTGAACCCATTGACTCGGTGTGCAGATAGAGCATCGCGTCTGGTCGATGTTGAGCGAAGATGGCGAACGCAAGAATGTTCTCGGCGAACGATTTGCGGGACGGATTCACACCCTTGTTGGCTGAGTTCATCATGACGACGAATTTGTCGTCGGGGATTCCCATGATTTCCCGACCGGTCATTTCTTTGGTGCCGTTGCTCCATGTCGGGGTTGGCTTGAATACCGATTCGATTCCGTGTGGCGCATACAGGCATTCCACGTCTTGCGCCTCAAACATTCGTTTCCCGAACTGTGACATCGCAATCGGTTTGACGTTGTTGCGTTGACAGAACTTGATGACTTCTGGTGGGCATGGTGCGTGATCGACAGGAACCCATGATGCGATGTTCTTGATGTTGTCGATAGATGGCGACTTCAATACCCATACATCGAAGAGGGTCATGAGCAGGGAAGGGATGTTGCGGTTGCCGTTTGTCCAGTCCATGAAGTGCGCGGCGACGACATCATCCGAGTAGGCGGCCATGCCTCGCGGATACATCTTGATCCCGTTCCACATTGACGGCACGGCCTCGATGCCGTACATGGCGTGGATCGCTACTTCGTGGCCTTCTTGGATGAGGCGCGGGACGAGTTGCGCCGTTTGGGTGCCGTAGCCGGTTGGGGCGAAGGGGGCGTTGGAGTAGAAGAGGATTCGTAGCGATTCCCCAGAGGTAGGTCGGCTTGCTCCGGCAAGTGCGCTACGCCCCGACGCAGCAGGATTTCCGCTTCCAGGTCGGGTAACTCGACCGGAGTGTTGTTGACGATTACGAGCATTCACGCAGTCTCCTTCGCAGGTTGCAGGGCTGAAATGGATTGAGGGGCGGGTCGCCCTGCGTGTCCGACCCGCCCCCCAAACTTACACCCCCTCAATCGGGGGTTTCACTTGCTCTGGCCTTACGGCTGGAGCAGGTGCTTGATGTGGCTCGTCTGCGGCAGGTTGCCGTCCACGCGGAACTGTGCGCGGAAGGTGATGAGGCCCGCGTTGAACGCGTAGTCATCCGACCTGTCAAGGCGGAGTCCACCGACCGTGCGCACGAAGTACGACGGGAGGTGTCCGACGATGACCGACTTGGTGCCGGTTGCGACGTCCACCATGTTCGGGTTCTCGTAGATGGGCTTGCCGAGCAGCATGTCGGGGCTGTCCATTGCGAGGGACGGCTGGAAGACGTAGTTTCCAGCGGTGTCCTTCAGCTTGCGAACTGCACCGATCGACTTGCCGTTCATCATCCAGCCGACGCCTGGGAGGTTGCGTGCTGCACCGTCCAAGGAGTAGAGCAGGTCGATGAGGTTGTCTGCGGTGAACGCGGTGGCCGTGCCTGCGGTGCCGCCAACGGACGAGGCCGTGACGATTCCGCGTGGCTCAACCGTGCCGGTGCCGACCGTGAGGGCCGAGCCGACTGCGAAGCCGAGTGCGTTTCCGACCTGATCCGCGAGGAAGCCGAGGAAGTCGACACCGGAGTCGGTGAGGAGTTCTTCGGAGACCTGGGTCAGGAAGGAGTACTTGTAGGCACCGAGCGTGACGAACGCGTTGAATGCCGGATCGCTCTCGCCCATTGCGGCACCTTCAGCGTTGATCGTGCCAACCGAGTAGGTCGACAGCGACGGAATCTGGAGGTTCTCGCCACCTGCGGTGTTGAGGACGGTCGAGGTCTGGAGGACTGGGGCGACCAGACGGGCGCGCATGATGACCTGGTCGTAGAACGACGTCGGCACCGGCGAACCGGTGCTGGTCTTCAGCACGTCACGACGCTCGAACGAGTGGCTGCGCTTCTCGCCTGCGATGAGCGAGCGGAGGGCGGCAGCGTCGTCGGCGGCGGGAGCCTGGGCGACTGGGCGGGCCTGGTCTGCGATTTCGCGGGTTGCGGCGTCGAGACGCAGTTCACGGGCCTCATCCTCGCGGAGCTTGGCGATCGTGGCTGCACGCTCGTCGAGTTCCTTGGAGATGCGCTCGTAGGTCTGCGATTCCTCAGCGGTGAGGTCACGCTTCTCTGCGGCTGCTGCGTCGAGAATCGACTTCGCCTCGTTCCAGGCGCGGTTGCGAATCTCGACCTGGCGGTCGATGTATTCCTTCATGATTGTTTCCTTCTCCCCGTAGGGATGATGTTGTTGATTGTGGGTACGCAGGAGATTCAGCCTGTCGCGGCTCCGCGATCAGCAACATCGAAGGCGGCTCCGCTCATCCGATGCAGTAACTAGAAGTTAGTGGATGTCTCGCAACAATTCAAGATGCTTGGCGAGGATGCCGATTCGAGCCGGTGCCGCTTCTGGCTGTGGCTCCAACTTAGCGACCGTTTCACGCAGCAGGTTCGCGTGATCTGGGCTGAGTGTCTGACCTGCTTCGAGGTTGGTGATGGCGACGGCGAGCTGGTCGGCGTCAACACCGGTGCGCTGGGCGAGCGCATCAAAGGAGCGCACCGAGGCGGAGGTGGCGGTGTAGGCGGGGAAACCGGTCACGACCGACACCTCGAAGAGGCGAATCTGCTTGAGGGTGCGCTGTGTACCGTCTTCGCTCCACACGTCGCCACCAGACGGGACGGTGAAACCGAACGACATCGAGTCCACATCCTTGCGTTGCATCAGCACCGACAGGTCACGACCGACGGTAGTGTCAGGTAGATCAGCATCAACGAGCAGACCTTTCGAGTCTTCCTGAAGGCGCAACGTCTTGGCACGGGTGGTGGCCAACAGCATTGACGAGTCATGGTTCATGTACATCCGAATGTTGTTTCGGGACTTGAGCGACTTGGCGAATGCGCCAGGCATGATGCGCTCGATGAACGGCAATGGCTCCGAATCGGAGTTGAACACGGCGGCATATCCGGTGAATGACATACCGTCACCCTTCGGCGCGGCCCGTAACTCGAACTCGTTGAACGTGACCCTGCGTGTCTCGACCTGTTCAGTCATGACATCAAGAGTACCCGAGTCATGTTCGCGTGTGCGATGGAACGCGAACGTGCGGTCAGCCTGCTCACGGTCACGCTTGATCTCGTCAGCCTTCTCAGCGAACCAGTTCATCGCCTGCTCAGGCTTCGTCGGGTCAATACCCCACAGATAGAACGCAACCGCACCAGCCCCAGGGAACTGCTCATTGTTCGGGTTACTGTTCCGAGGCACATCCAAGTCGACTAGATGTCTGGCTCCCCAAGCGTTCGCACGAATGACCTTATCTTCCGTGATTCTTCCTTGAGCCATTTCACGGGCTTCACGCACAGTACGAGCCACAACGCCTGCACCTGCAAGGCTCTTCCCGTAATAATCCAACCCTTTTCGGGCGTTGGATTTGATGTATTCGGGGACATCCAGGTTCACCTGCCGTTCTTCGCGGCTCTGCGGAGCCTCAATGGTTTTCGGGTCGAGGGTCTTGATTCCGAGATCGGCGTAGGCGCGACGTGCAGCCTCATCGTTGTCAATGGCCAATGCGACTGGCTGTTCGGACAGAATCTCTTCAGCCTTTGCCTTCTTGTATTCGGGGGTCGGAATGCTCATGTCTTCGTTGAACTCGATGTCGTCGTAGAGGACGCCAGCGTCGGCAAGTTCAGCGACGGTGGATTCTTCCTCGTCTTCGCTTCGACCGGTGACGATGTAGATGTAGTAATCGGCATACAGACCGTTCACATAGTCGACGTTCTTTTGGATGCCACGTCCGCCCGCGATGAGCGTTCCGTCAATGTCAACGATGACGACTTCTTCTGCGTCTTCGGATCGTTGAGCGGTCGGTTCTGGAAGCGAATCAATTTTTGTGAGTGTGGAGAACTTGTGTCCGACCAGAACTTCAGTTGGCTGCCAGCCACCCTCATACTGCTCATAGATGCGGATTAGCGCAGCGGGGTCTTCCTCGGTCGCTTCAATGCTGAACTTTGTTCCTGGTACCCCGAGCGTTCCTTGACGCATGACATGTTCGATACGGCCTCGAGCGGTGCCACCAGATGAATCCCAGCGCACGAAATCGCCTTCACTGAGCTCATCTGGTGCGGCACGTTCCCCGCCTGGGGGCATGTCTTCGGCGATAGAGATGGCGACCATCTGGTCAATGGCGGCCTGTTTCGTGGTGTGGCATCCCATGACTTCTCCGTCTTCTTTTTCGACAGCCCAGCCTGCACAGTCGGGATTGGAATTGGTGATGAAGTACGGCATCAGACTGGCTCCGATAACCAGGAAATCTCGTGATTATTTTTTGTTCCCACGACATACAGCACATCTGCTGGTGAGACAGTCAATGACAAGGATTCCCCATGATTCAACACGTAGCCGTTGCCAACTGAAAGATCCGATCCGCCGATGTAGCAGATTGCGCTTGCATCATTGTTGCGAAGATAGAGGCGGTATGGGTTGCCACCATGAAACCCAACGAATGAGCCATCTAGTCTCGTGGCCACAGTACCGACCGCGACGATGCCGCTGTAGAACGCCACTACTGCACCTCGTAGGCGGCTTGCGGGTCGGTTGGGTTGACGGTGGAGATTGGTTGCAACTGGGTGGATGGGAGACCTGTGTGGTCGATGGACGGCAACTCAAGCGCAGCCAGCACACCAGCAGGATCAAAGCCTGCGAGGATAAGACGCTGAGCGATCAAACTCTTGCGGTCAAGCTCGGCGAGGTTGGCGGCGTTGATGTCAACGTTGGCGAGTGGTACACGGTACGAGTCACCGCCTTCGACTGGTGACATGTCTTCGATACGGTGAATGTCGTTGATGGAGAGGAATCCTGCTTGGATGCCGGTGGAGAACGCGGCGTAGCGGGACGCCTGATCGCCTCGAAGCAGGCCATCGACATTGAACTTCATGAAGGCACGGTTGTCAAGAATCTTTTGGTAGCCGTCCTCAATCTTGGCGATGTAGGGGCGGAGTGTGTGCTGAACGAAGTGGATGCCGTTCTGTTCGACTGAGGCATACGACATCGCACCTGGCGTGGTGACACCGAGCATCGAGGGTGGACAGCGGAAAGTTCGTGCGATCTCCTCAACTGCGAAGCGTCGTGATTCCAAGAACTGTGCCGAATCATTGTCGACAGTCGTCTTGGTGAATGTGGCTCCACCGAACAAGATGCCTGGGCGATGCGAACGGCGAAGACCCTTGTGGCCCTGCTCGAAACCGTCAACCAAATCTTTCGCCTGCTCACGAGTCAGATTTCCTGGGAACTGGATGATGCCCGATGCGCTTGAGCCTTGACCGAAGAAACGGGCCGCGAACTCCTCCAACGCTCGAGCCAACCCGAGGTTCTCTTTCACTAAGTCGATGCGGGAACGGCCACGCAATTCGCCAGGCATCCGCAACTCGGTGATGTGAATCATGTCCTCAGCGGGAATCACGTCACGATTCTCAAAGATGTAGATCGGGCGACGGGTCACACGGTCACGGGAACATTCGACACGCTGAGGATTCAACACCACCAACCCAGCGATCCCAGCATCGTCACGCAGAATGCGGGTGAACGAGTTACCGTCCAGAAGCAGAGAGACGAGAACCTGCTGAAAGTGTTCGGTGCGGGTCACACCTGACTCTGGGTAATCCAGCCACGATGGGCGCGGCCTGAACGGGCGACGCTCACCATCAACCCGAATGAACGTGTCAACAGGCAGAGTAGAAATGCTGTCAGCAATCAGACGGACACACGCATACACAGCTTCGATCTTGAGTGAATCGTTCTGTGTGATGACCGTGCCAGCATTCGTGGACACGGTGAACCCGTCGCCTGCGGCGAATAAGGATTGGAATGAGATGGCGCGACGATCACCGCCAGGCAAGAGACGCGACAACATTAGTTCTTCTTCTTCCTCTCACCACGCTCTGCTGCGAACACCAACATCAGCACCATAAGACCTGAACAAATCAGGCCGACTGGAACCGAGATCAAGAATACCCCAACCGCAATCAGGATGAGGGCGAACAATTCCAGCAGAAGCATCATAAGCATCCTTCCTAGACTACAAAGAACCCAGGTGTCGGGGCGACTTCCTGTCTTCGAGTCGCACGATCCACCGCCAACGCCGTAGCGATAGCCGCGTCAATCTTGCGCTTCGACTTACCTTTCGACAACCGCCAACCCGTATCCGTTTGGCGTTGCGCCGGAGACAACATCTGGTCGATGTACATCGGGTCAGCGTTGATAGCCAACGTGCCGTTCACGATCAGCTCATACAAGGTGCCACACGCAGGCACCATACGGGCTGTGGACTGCGGAAACTCCACCATGTTCAACCCGTCATCAGCCAACGCCTCAGCCGACCGCTGAAAGAACGCAGGGTCATAGGCGAACTCCTGCACCCGATACTGAAGATGCAAGTCACGCAGATACGCCTCAACCGCCGACACATCCATCGCATGAGCGTCAGGATGCCAAATCTTCGCTCGACAAACAATCCGCCCATCCTGAGGTTGGGCTGTCACCACCGCAATCGAGTCATGCTTCAACGCCATGTCAATCCCCACAAACACCGGCAAATCGGGGTCAAGTTGCAGATCGGAGACGCATTGGTCAAGCGCACCAGCAGGCAGCCACGACTCACCCTCAGTCCTCACCCATTGGTTCAACCGATATCGCCTGAACGCAACCTCAGCCGTCTGATTCATGCTGATCTCCATGTCATCCCACGACAACAACCCCTCAGCCAGGTTCGGGTTCGCAGCCACCCACGCCTCGCGGTCATGCAACGCACACCCCTCAGGAGCCTCCCACCAGAAGAACCCAAACCGCTCATCAGCCACATCACCAGAGATGATGCGCCGACCATAGTTGTAGAGACGGCCACAAACCGTGTCCAGGTCATGGCCTGCGGTCGTGATGGCGATGATGATCGGGTCAAGACGCGCACCAGACGCCAACGTCAACGCATCCCACAAATCATCATTCGGCTGAACATGCAACTCATCAAACACCACACACGACGGATTCAACCCCTGCTGCAACTTCGCATCACTCGACAACACCCGATACACCGCCCCAGTCGACGGCACCTCAATCGCATCCCGATACACCTTGCACACCCCAGCCAACGCCGACGACTGACTCACCTGCCACTTCGCCTCATTGAACACCACCCGCGCCTGCTGCCTGTCACCCGCAGCCGAATACACCTCAGCCCCAGGCTCACCCTCGATCAACGCATACAACGCACACAGAGACCCGATAAGGCTCTTACCGTTCTTCCGCCCCAACCCCAGTAATGCTCGACGGTACCGAAGCAGACCATCCGCACGACGCTCATACAACGACACGAGAAGTTCCCGCTGCCAGTCGGTAAGCACCAAAGCCTCACCAGCCCGTATCCCCTTAGATACATGCAGGAACGTGGCAGCGAAATCCGCCACCAACAACCCGTCAGACTTCGGATACAACCTCGGCGTCGACCACGCTGGCCTTGCGCTTCCTGAAGGCATCAAGCTCATTCGCAACCCTTATCTCCGCCAAACCCAACCGCGCCCGATCCGAAGGAGTGAACCCCAACAACGACATCCAAGCCGTGTTCTGGGCGTCCATCTGCTCGATCTGCTTCACCGCTGGATGCGTCACAATCTGACCATTCGGCGACGTGTACCAGCGACGCTCGACATCGTCCCCAAGCCACGCCTCTAACTCCGCAATCTTGTCGAAGTTCAGACACAACCTCGCCATCAGCGGCCCGTCGTGAAGCTCGCTCAAATGGCGACGACCCGCCACCCAATACGCCACCCAATCCCCGCACCCAACCTCTCCCAACTCGGCTGGCGGCTCTGGTATCGAGTCCACGTCCACCGACGCCAACGCCTCCCCAGGCACCGGCGACGCAGCCAATCCGTTCCTGATCCTGGCACCACGCGCGCGACGACGCTCGATCGGCTCGGCTCGATTGCCTCGCCCAACACCTGTCGACTTTGTGGCCATACGACAAGGGTAGCCGTAGCCCGTCCACCAACCCCGCAGATATCGTGC